GTTTTTTAAAATCAGATTTAGGTAAAGCTGCATTATTAGGTGTAGGAGCTTTTGGATTACCAAAGATAGGAATGTTTCCAGGTTTTTCTGGTGTGTTATCTGGTAGTGTTCCACAATTAGGATTTAAAGAATTATTAACTAAAAAAGCAGCTGATGTAACTCTTGGAGATACATTAAAAGTTGGTGCTATGGGAACAGTTTTAGGTGGAGTGTTATCAGCATTAGATCCACAAGAGGAAGAAGAAATTGTACAAAAAAGAAATTTAGGAGCTTTGAAAAGTAAATTAACTAAAGCTTATCAAGACTTAAATTACGATCCAGCAGAGATACCAAATCTTGTAGCTAACGACATGTCTGAATACACAAAGGATATGTCTAGAGGAGTTATGGCAGAAGGTGGCCGTATTGGTTATGCTAGAGGAGACACTGCAGAACAGAACGCGATGCAGGCATCAGGCATCATGGATCTACCTTTAAATCAAAATCCAGCAGGCATAACAGAGCTAGATCTACGAGAAAGTGGTGGATTTATTCCTCCAGTTGGTGTAAAAGAAAAGGCTGACGACATCCCTGCGATGCTTTCAAATAACGAATTTGTATTTACAGCTGATGCTGTAAGAGGAATGGGTGACGGTAACGTCAATAAGGGTGCAGAACGTATGTACGCTATGATGAAAAAATTAGAAAACGGAGGAAGAGTCTAATGGCTACAGAAACAATTACACAAATACAACAGCCACCAGAATTTATAGAAGCGGCCGCAAAGCCCTATCTTACAACTTTACAACAAGCTGTAGGTGATTTTTCAGGTGCTGATTTATCACAAGTTTATGGACCACAATTTGTAGCTGGACAAGATCCTTTATCAGCTGAAGCGATTAATGTTGCAACAGCGCAAGATGGATTAGGATCTTTTAGACCTTTCTTACAAACTGCGGCAGCACAAGCTGGAGACGCCGCAACACAAGCTGGACTAGCAGGTCAGTTTGTTGGACCACAAGCGTATCAGCAATTTATGTCTCCATTTCAAACAGATGTTATTAAAGCTACATTAAAAGAATTTGATGACCAAGCACAAAGAGGATTAACTAGTATCGCAGATCAAGCTATTGCAGCTGGAGCTTTTGGTGGTGGTAGAGAAGGTGTGCAAAGAGCCGAGTATCAAGCAGCATCGGATAGAAACAGAGCTGCACTACAAGCACAATTATTACAACAAGGTTTTGGTCAAGCACAAGCAGCAGCGGGACAAGCTTTTGGTCAACAACAAGCTTTAGCTAATCAACAACAAGCTTTATCTACGCAACAACAAGCTTTAGCTGGGCTAGCACCAGCTTTAGTAGGTCAACAAGTTGCTGG